TTTTTCTTCTTCTCTTCCATGCGCTTACGTGCCTTGGTGACAGCGTCTTTACGCTTCTCCTTATCAGTCTGTTTAGGATCTTTGTCAGAACCTTCTTTCTCTTCTTGCTTTTTCTTGAAATGAGCTAACAGCTCAGGCGGCATTTTTTTACCCATGATCACTCCTCCTCTTCTTCGTTTTTATCGACACCAAGTGCCTGTCCAGCCATGCGGGGCTTGGGTTCATCTCTCATTGGAGTCTGGGGTGCAGCAGCTCTTGCGCGAGCTGACCGCATCTCATCTGTCTGACTATCAGATCGGGTTTTACCCATTTTGACGGTAAGTTAAAGGTCTAAATCGCGGATACCCGCACGCAGCTCGTTGCGTAGATCTGCTCCAGGTGCGTACGGTTCTGGCGCAACACCTGGTTGTAATAAGTTTAAATCTAAAACATCTCCCGCCATGCGCGGCTTTCTTGCCGCAACCTTACCGGACTTAGGTTTAGGTCCGGCTGGAATATCGCGACGTCGAAGGCCAAACATGTAGCCAATATTAGTCCGAGGTTTGACCACATCAAAGAGCTGCTACTGTGAAGTCAACCGTCGCAGCCGTTCCGCCAGACTCACTTACAAACACGGGCCGAATATATTTGACAGGACGTCCAGTCACACTATAAAAATAGTTGCCGTTTGTAGTGATCGTTTGATCTGCGATGATGTCAGCCCAGTCGCTGTTATTCAAACTACCTTGAAGAGCAACTTTCACGTTGGTGTTGATAGCAGCAACTTTCACAAACAGCGTATAGCTTGAAGTGGCGAAATAGTTGTTGACTGCAACCTGCACTTCGCTGCCATTCCCAGGGGCAGTCAGCTGTGTGCTGGTATCAAAGATAGTATCTTGAAAATAATTTACGCCTGCCATTGCGCCTGCACGGGTCTTTTATTAAGAATAACAGGGGGAATGCTATCGCTATATGAGCGTGAAACTTCCCTCATGTAAGCAGGGTTATTGAGCTGATACCTAGGATCTTCTTCACCCGTGTATGACACGACGAACTGACATTTATCGTGGTTCTCCTGTTTTGCAGTATTGAAAGGATCGCTGAATCCTGCCGTGCTCATCTGATAGTCGTTATACATATTCCTGTACAAGACCGGAAATGACTGACTATATCCAGGAACCTGCGCGAACCGCATCACTCAAAAAACTGAGGAGGGTTCAGGGCCTGTGTCAGTGCACTCTGGACATCAATTTTTGAACCACCTAAAGCCGGACGCAGAGATCTAAACATCTTTAAAAAGTCAAATGCTTTAGGTTCTGTCTGCTTCTCGGTTTTAGCCTCCTCGACAGGAGGTGGTGCCGTAGGTGGAGTGGCCATTGGAAGTGGTCCAGATCCACCATCCAATCTGCTTTGATAATATTTTTGTAACTCACTGATATTACGCACAGGTTGACCATATGCGCTTTTACCAGCACTTGTAGGTAAAGATGCCCACTCAGGCGCAAGTTGATTGATAACAGTATTGATATTCTCGCCCCTCAATAAAGGCTCTAAGGCCCGCCTATTATCAATTAAATACACAGCTTGAAGATCTTGCTCAGCCGGGGAAAAACCAGAAGTGCCTGTCGCCTTGGCCGCCATTTGATAAGTTGGCGTCAGCATCTGATAGCGTCCCGCAGCCGTGCTCGCGTAACCCCCACCCCTCATCACGGTATCTGGATGCCTCCATCCTTGAGAAGTGTCAAACGTTTTCCCTGTGAACATCGTGCGATATCCTTCGGGACCACTTGTGCCCTCTGCATAGCTGATTGTGTCCAAAAGGGCTTTGACCCTAGGATCCTTCAGAGCAGACTTATATAGATCAAGACGATTTGACACGGTTTCAGCGGTGATTGGTTTCGAGAATGAGGCGGGTGCCGACAGCAACATCAGCAGGGCCAGGAAGAGCTTGGATAAACTCGGCACCTTCACGGTTGAACCTATACCTAGCTTGCTCAGGATTCCTGTAGTTTGGTACATATAAATGCAAGGCCAAACGATCAGTCTCGTATAGATAAATCTGAGTCCAAGTTTTCAACGTATCCTTGAAGTCCGTGGTGGCGATCGTACGGTCGACGTCACCAGCAATTGACTCCACTCGACCACGAGGGACAGTGTTGTTATTGATTGTCCCGGTCATGTCGGTACGCTTCTCAGCTTCGTCGCACCGCTCAACCTGCTCAACGATCTTGCTATACCAATAGGAGTCCTGAACGTTATCCAGAGCTTCTTCTAATCGTGCAATGTCACCGGCAGGCACTGAGGTGAGGTTATAACCTAAATGCCACCGTACCTTTGACTTAATGAAAGTATCAAGCTGCATTAATCAACACCGATGCATTATTGGTACAGCTTTCAGATGCACCAATAACACATTAACACGCGCCAATAATTACTCGACACGAACAAGGTTCTCGCCGAAAATTTGCTCCCAATCCACACGCTTGATTGACTTGAGCTGCTCCAGTCTCTGGAAACGCTCGCCAGGGAGTGACAGCTGAAGATCCTTAATGTCACGAGCAGTCTTCAGGCCGACACCGGGAAGGGCATCCGCAATCTGTCGAGCAGATGCAAGATTCAGATTCACACGAGTGTCAATCGGGAAAGTTTCTTTCTTGGTAGGCTTAGCTGGCTTCACACCTTCTGCAGCCAAAGACTCTGTCAGACGCTCCTCATTGCGTTCCTGCTCCATTGTTGCATCGAGGTGCGGAGTCAGATCATCTTCGTCAATATAAAGAACTTCTTCGTTGGCATCGAGACACATCAGAATGCCTTCCCCGTGCTGAGAAACAACCTCAACTAGACCTCCTGTGACACGGTTCTGGTAAAGCATGATTACAATCGATTACTGATATAGCATATCAAAATAAATTCTTGTAGACAATAAAAAAGCGGGCCGTGAAGACCCGCTGTATGAATATCAGAGTGAAATTATCACTCGTCGTTACCGCCCACTTGGGAGGCGAAGTCCAGGCTGCCAACAATGTCCATGAAGGTGGTAGCAGCTGCAGGACGCAGGTAGTTGACGCGGCAGATGATGTAAGCGGCCTTGCCAGCGTCCTTGTCAGCAGAGCTGATGAAGACACCGTCGCCGTCCACGGAGGTGGAGGTCACAGCGTTGACGTTGTACACCTTGAAGGTGGTGTCAGCGGTGACGCGATACATCATGGCGTTTGCAGCGTCCTGGTCATCGATACCGGCGGTGGTAACGGAGGTCCAGAAGGGTGCTTCTGCCACGGAAACGTCGGATTCACCCTGGGCGATGGTGCCTGAGGAGAATGCGGTGGTGATGGCGGTAGCAGCAGCCAGACCGTTGGCCTGGGTAGCGGGGACGCCATAGGGAGAACCGCTGTTGTCGGGACCGAACAGCAGGATCTCGGTGTTGGTGCCGTCGATATCTGCAGTCAGAGGAGTAGCAGGATAAGAAGGCTCACCAGCGGAGGGGATGTCCTGGCCGATGCAGATTGAAGCGCTGTAGATGTAAGCGGGACGATCAGCATCAGCTTGGACGACCAGGGAGGTGCGGTCATCGCGCACACGGTCGCTGGAGCGACGGTCGGGAGAAGGAACCGTCAGGTCGAAGCTCTTGTTGTCGGCCTTGTCAGCGGACAGGTTGGTCACTTTGACATAACCAACCATTTCGTAGAGCTCGAAGCCAGGCCAGCCAAAAACACCTTCGGTGTTATAGGAGGACAGGCGGTTGATTTGATTACCGGGCTGCAGAATCGCGCCCTTTTCAGCAGTGTAAGATGCCATTAGTTACGTACCTCCTTTATCACTCAGTAATGGTGAAGGCGGTGGTCACGAAGTCCTTATTCAGGTTCGCGAAACCGGCGTACAGCTGCCAAATCAGGATGATGAAGCGGCTGAAGTCGTCGTTGTTGTTGATCAGGACCTGAGCGTTCGGGCCGCCGATACCAACACCAACTGCCTGAGGACCGAAGAACAGGCCAGCAGGAGTGGTACGACCAGCAACCGCGCCGGAACCATCGCCAATGTCAACAGTTGCAGTCTTGCTGGGGAAGTTAGTGGACTCGAAGAAGCGCACACCCTCGAACACGAAGCCGGAAGGCATGACGGGCTCACCAGCCACGAACTGAGCCTGGCCATACTGACCACCCTGATACAGAGCAGCGTTAGGAGCGGTCATACCCATCAGAGGGTTGGGGGCGCCCATGCCAGGATAACGAGCCACTTCGCGGAAGCCCTGGTCAGCACGCAGGTCCTTCATGAAGGAAGGATCAGCGATACAACGGTAGTAACCGTCTTGGAACACAGGAACGTTGCGCTTACGCAGGCTCTTGACAACGTTCAGGAGGTCAGTCTTGACGTTGAACTTGAAGCGCTCTGAGGCGTACTCAGTCGCGGTGTAGGCACCAACGGTGACACCAGTCTTGGTGTGGTCGTTGGGATAGTAGTAGCCGCCTTGGGTGTCGCCGGACTGGCCACGAGACTCAGCCTTGAACAGCTCGTCCAGGAACACACGATCGCGCCAACGACGGTAGTCGTCGAGCAGGGTCAGCGAACCGATGGACTGGTGGAACATGTTGAGGTTCCCGGTGTCCAGCAGAAGACGCTGAGCGGTCATCAGGGTCTCGCGAGCAATCTTGAAGGTGCTCGGGAGATTGGTGTTGTTCGGATCCGCAGGACCGGTGTACTCACGCAGAGACACAAGCACCTTGTCCTTGACGATCGAACGGCTGTTGGCAGTACCGATCGTTTGGTCTTGGGTACGCTCGCGGCTGGTCTTCGTACCGGGGTTACCGAAGAAACGGTAACGATCCAGCTGCACGGTTTGACCAGGCTGCTTTGTGAAGTCGTGGACTACGACGGGCTCGCAAGCCATCTCCACGACATAAGCCGGGTGGGGGCGGTACAGTTCCGCACCCAACAGCTTGGGAAAGTCGTTATCGATGAACATAATGATTTCTCAGCTAAGTTTTAAGCGCTGATACTTGAGGACAAAAATCCTCTAAATATGGAACTATTCATTCCATTACAAAAAATTATAGCAATGCTTTATCAACTGGGTTATTTAAGCCTCAGGATTCACGAACTGTCCGTAGCCCAGGTTGTACCCGCCGATCATGTTGCCAGGTGAATAAGGGCCTGAGTTCACGACACCCATAGGACGCACTGGGTTCAGCAGTCCGTCAGGGGGCTGAAGAGCAGGGTTGGCAGCAGCAATCTCAGGGTTGATCGGAGCTTCAGCAGCTGCTTGTGCAGCGGCCATCTCGAGCATTGCTTTTGCAGCCGTGGCCTTGTCAACGGCCTTCTTAGCTTTACTTTTGTCCATTACTTTTTACCCTTGTCATATGATTGGGGGAGAGCACCCAGCATCAATTGACCTGTGGGGCGCATGTTTTTCATCAATTCATACTGATTACTGGTGTTGATCTGGTTCTGCACCATCTCGGCAGTACTCAACATCCCAGGAGCCAGAAGGCCATTGCGGGGAAGAGGTGAGCCAGGGAGATTGAGCTTGAGATAAGAATTATCCAAGTCCCGAGGCATGGGAGGGATAGGATTATCCGCCTCACCAACCTTTGGATCGGGGTCCTGTGCACGTGCGAAGGCATACTCATCAATGTTCCCTGCCTGTACCTGGCGTGCAGTATCTCCTGCACCAAACTGAACTAAGCCTGGAGCACCAATAGGTCCGCCTGCAGTACCAATAGCCGCAAGAAAATCATCTGCCCGCTGCCTAGCTCCCGCTTTCTTGTCTTTCATAGTAAAAAAATAGGGGGCAGTTTCCTACCCCCATTTTAAACTTAGTTAAGTTTGGAGATCACTCCATCACCAGGAGCTTGTTGCGGAACACCTCAGGGGTCTGCTGAGCAGAGTTCAGGTAGCGCCAAGCGTTGCTGGGGTCGCGGTCAGCCAGGTTGCCGAAGCTGTTCCAGAAATCGCCAGCGTTGGCAGGAGCCTGGGGCTGGGGAGGAACGGGCATCTGGGGACGCTCAGGAGCGACTTGCTGAGGAGCGGCAGGCTGCTGCTGTTGGAACTGTTGACCAACAGTCATGCGAGGGGCCTGGACTTGCTCATCGGGGATCGGATGAGGACCGTTCTCACCGAAGAACTCACAGGTGTAGTCAGCAAGGACGTCAGGATCAGTCAGGATGGCCTCATAAGCTTTGTGCTCATTGGACAGTTCCTGGAGCAGTTCACAAGCTTGGACAAGCTGCTGATTGGTTTGAATCAGAGCGTCCTCGACGTCACAGGCGTACTTGTTGACGATCGCTGCAGCATCAGGGCCGAAGTGATCAATAACCTCAAGACTTGCTTCGCTTACTCCGTTGGCCCGCAGCTGATCCGGAGTAATCTCCAGAGAAGTTAGGGAAGAGTCGTTGGAGAATGCCTGGTTGTTGTTGATCGAAGGCGTATAGGTCTGCGCTGCCGGGTTGCTGAACTGGGTTGTTTGTTGGGAACCGTAGCTGGCCGGATCGACTGCTGGAGTCTGAGTCGATTGTTGACCCAGGGACGGGAATTGGACGGGTGAACTCAGGAGCCCCACCACCCGATTGAACGCCTCCTTGTAAGGGTTCTCCGCTTGTTGGGGAGCCTGGTACTGCTGGGGGCTGTACTGAGTAGGGGTTGAGACCGGCGCTTGGGCCGTCCCCATCTGGGCCTGCATTTGCGGGGCTGGGGCCGTTGCCTGCTGATAAGGCGCCACCCATTGGGAAGTCGTTGAAACCGCCGGTGCCTGCGCTGCCGTCTGGGCCGGAGCCGCGTAGCTGCTCGGTTGGGTCGGGGATACTTGGGGTGCCGATTGGGTCGGCATTGCGGTATCGGCCTGCATAAGTTACCTCTTTTTGTAGGCTTTCGAGTGTGCGATAAAGGAAGGGGGTGAGATCTAATCTCGGATCCGCAGCCATCGGAAGATTCGGTTGCTGCGGATGTGGTGTCCGCATCTCTTGATTGATTAGATCAATGAATGCGGAGTAAGCCCTCTGTACTTCCCCTACCACACGGAATGGGAAACCGGAGAGCATGCCCGCGATCTCATCATCCGTTTTAGAAGGGAATAGATACTTCAGTGCTTCAATGCTATCAACACCTAACTCTTGCAAGTTTCTGGTGAAGATAGACTGGTTGAGTTTATCCTGTGTTGTGTCTTCATACACAGGACCCATCCAGCGCCAAAGGACAGTTCTGTCACCATCTGGTGCAAGTCCTAAGACACCTGGAGGAAGTTCCTCCGTTTCGATGGCCTCATCAATAGCCGCTTGCAGTTTCTGCTCATATTTGGCTTTCTGTTTATCAAATTTCTCGAGAGCTTTATCGTCTGGATCTTCGGGAAGTTCCGGATACTTGATGTTCTTTGCGTAAGCAAGAGACTTACGGAAGATCTGTTCTTCTTGGAAGATGATCAGCTCGAGGCACCTACAGATGCCATAGGTATAAAGCTGAAGACATTTCTTCTTGGCAGTGGCGCTGACCCGGCCATAAGCAGACTTGTACTCAGTAGCGGTGACGTTAGTAATGCTCAGGTCATCGATACCACCCAAGGCGAGGCGGATCTCACTACGCAGCTGCTCGGCATAACGGGCCTGGTCAGTGCTAACAGCATTCGGTGTGATGAAGCCGACGCGATCGGTTGGCTCCAGGTTGGCGATGACCCTGGGGACACGCATACCAGAACCAGGCTTCCCGACGTAACCGGGAGATTGACGGGTAATCGGGTCCTGCTTGTATGTCGAACTGGATAAAGAGAACTCAGACTCGAAGCCAGATTGGCTTGAGATGCTTGGGCGCTGGCCAGGGGTGTCTTTGTCGTACTCGACGATGTCTTGCTTAGGCCGCGACGACAGCAACGTTGGGTTGCCGAAGAACGAGAGGTTGGCGCGGATGTTCTTAACCATCTCGTCGTGAGCAACGATCTGGTTTGCCATCCACTCAAACTCACCAGAGCCGTCGGTACCGAAAGCATCTGGGTTGTTCAGGACCTCAACACAAGGAATGAACTCCATTGTGTTCTTGAGAGTCTTCTTATCAGTAAACGCGTACTCCAGGTCAGGGTTATCGAAACCGATCTCCTGCTCACTGTGCTGCTCTTGAATCTCCGTGGCGGTGATCCTGAGGCGCATGTAACGCTTATCAGTACTCAGGCCGACGCCTTGGAAGCCTTTCTTGGATTTAACCTTATATGGATAGATGATGATGACTTCTTCTAAGTCACCTTCGGGAGAGTAGTAAGTGCGGTAAGAATCGCGATCGAACCAATAAATACGATAAGTTTTCTGAGTTGGTCGGATATAGAACAGTCCCTTACCGTAAGCCAGGAAACGATCCCAGATGGAGTCGAGCCGAGCATCAAGCTTGTTGAATTTGATGACTTGCTGGACAAAGTCATAGCGCTGTGAACCGAAGTTGTCCTGCTGCGGGTAGAACTCGACACCCTGCCGAATCCCAAACATCTTCATTTGGGACAGGTGCGCGTTCACCAACATGGTGTCCGCAGGGCCTGTACTGTCGCGAGAGACTACCGACTTAAGGATAGACTCAAGTTGTGATTTAGCACTATCGCCCATTCTGTTTGTTAGGTCTACTGATCAATATCGTAACCAGCTTCTATACGTTTGAAAGTAATGACTCCGTCCTCAGCTTCAACATCAAAGCGTTCATTGGGTTGAAGTGAGAGGTCGTGGCACAACTCATCCGGTAGAGGGATGACAGCAGAACCATAAGCATCTTGCTCAAGCTCCACTTCGTAGTAGCTGGGTGACATCGCGTTTGAATACATATAGTTTAAATCGTCAATACTCTAACTCCAATTTGCCTCTAGTCATTAGTCCATTACAAAGCCAGACCAGAGCGTCAACACAGTCATCGTGAGAGCTAACTCCGAAGTTAACGATCTCATCCTGAAGTGCCTGAAACTTCCTATATTTATTAAAGGTGATCTTCCGCTGCTCGAAGAGACCCATGATGCCACGGAAGCGAGCAACTTTGTCTCCACGGAATCCTTTGACCGGATGCCAGTTCACGTTGTAAAGACCGTGTTCTCCTTGACAGATACGTTTAAAGTCTGCCTCCAGTGATGCCTGGTAGGCCACAGCTTCTGACCAAACTTCGATACTGCTACCTGTAGGGAAATATTGATCTTTTTCTTTATGTACAACACCCCACTCTTCCATCATCTCCATTAAGGCTTCTAATTTTTCAAGGTTTCCCATAATCCGAAGTCTCTTACAATCGATGATGTGTATCTTCCCTCCCACTCGCCCTCCCATCACGAAGACCGTATAGTCGTTTCGTTCTCTGACACCTGCAGAAAGATCGACCCCGATTCCTAAAGTATCGAATTGAGTGGCGATTTCACCTTTGACGATCAAATCAGGAGAAAGAGAAAGTTCGCTGGTTTGAACGACCTGATTTTGATACTGGAAAGAAAAAGCGATTGGCGCTTGGCGCCGCCGGTCGCGCAAATAATCGAGCGACCACATTTCTGGCCAATACGATTGCTCATCACCGTTCTTGTCTACGGAAATGGCTGATTGGACGATTTGCACCCAGTTATTGGCTGGAATGAACGTGGAGTTATGAATGTCGTCATGGCGGAAGCGGGTGCCAAGACAGATCGCACGACCACCCTCAAACATCGTCGGAACAATAACTGAGTTCCAGTTATCTTCCATCGCTTGCCGGATATCCCGGTTTTTGATGTCATCCGCACTCTTGATGGCGTCATCAATGATGCAAAGGTGTGAACGCTTCGAGGTCACCGCACCCTTGAGACCTGCACAACAGACCGTGAACTCTTCTTCACCTGCTGTCCGGATCCCGGCGAACTTCCAATCGATACTCCAATATTCGTTTGAGTTGATTCCCTTTGCGATCTTAACGGTGGGAAAGATCTCTTTATAAGCCTTGCTCTCCTCAATGATCCTCTTGATCGCTGCGCTCTTGGGTCGTGCCACATCAACCGTGTAGGAGATGTAGAGGATTTTCAAAGGTTTTTTCGCCAGTGCATGAACACCGACAGCCCAGGCTGTGTACAAACCTAAGATCGTGGATTTCGCACTACCGCGTGGCGCCAGGATGTCGATATTCGGTCCGCCGATACCAATCAGACATTCAGAGTCTTCACCAGTACACAGATACTTATGCCATTCTTTGTGGTGCGTAGCAGGGGGTTTATCACCGACTACATCACAGAAATAAGCAAAATCCTTACGTGCACGTTCGATATCAATGTTCGACGTCTTCTTTACAACACGCTGCTGAGCAGCAGCTCGTGCTGTACGTCGATATACACTATAGATACTTGTACCTGCCATGCACAAAGCATAGCGCCATAAATCATGAACGCAGTTTTCTTTCTAATGCCTGCGAAAACAGCTTCTGGAAGATAGCTTCGAAGGGTGAACCAGGAGGAGTTACAACATCAAATTTACCTTCTTCGGTCGATTTAGGTGGCGTCAAAATATCGAACTTACCGGCGTCGCTAGAACCTTGGAAAGAAGGAATCCCTAAGCCAAGATTGGTTTTGGTCATTCGCATATTTCCGACAGGTCCGTCATAACGAACCCCGACTACTTGACCAGTATTTTTATCAAAATACCTATCGTGATACGGATCTACCAGAGACATCTATCGAAAGACTTTTTACCACTCTACTAAGACTCTTCTTGCAGGATCTTAGTCCAGACGCCCATCGAGGCCTCCTGGAGTGGACCTTCAATCGGATCATCACGGAAGATCGTTAACATCTCACGAAGTGCACGATCAGCACCAGCAAGAATCAAACCTTGCTTGTCCATCAATACCTTCTCATCATTCAACTGCTTGATCGATCCACGCAGTTCCTTCTGCATCATCGCGATGCGTGATGTACCCATATCTTGCTTCACCATCCCCATGTCGATCGCATC